TGTAAGCAGTCTTTTGATCATCATCTAGAGTCTTGAACCAACCAAAAGTTAGATCTGCCAATCTATTAGACCAAGCGGCAGAACTGTAATTAAAGAATCTAGGATTCTCTAGATCATTGGCCAGTGCTGAACTACTGGCCGTGAGTATCAACAATTTCCCAACTACCATCAGGCAGCTGACAACTGAGCGCACGGTATTGAACATCGGTTCCACCTTTCTTCATCCATCCATTAAAGTATCCACAGTTAGAACCTATTCCAACTCTGGCCACTGTGAGTCGTTTGACTTGATCGTCTGAGCATTCCACTGTGGTACGACTGTTTACCCGATCTCCATTTTCTGTGACAATGGTCTGATTGGTATAGCAGTACTGCGGCTTGTTGGCTGAAATCTTTGGTGAAGAGCTACAGCCAACCAACGATGCCATAAGTATCGTTAAGGCTAGAATTCTCATCACTGTGCCTTGGCCTGTTTAGCTTCTGTGATCAACTGGTCGAACACAGGCTTTGGCATTTCAAGACGCACAAAGGTATAGTGACGACCTTGCATAGTAAAATGTGCAGTCTCAGTTTTCAGATGTTCACGAATAGTAGTGCTCTTGACCACATATGAGATAGAAGTTTTTGTGTTCTTCTTATCATTGATGAAATCAATCTTAGTTTCACTGTTCACTTCTGAATTGATGCGTTTTGCAAAGTTATTCATTGCAATAGCATACATCTGTTCTTCTGCGGCCTGTGCATGAATGCTTTCGCCCCCACCGCAGGCGTAGGCAAACTCTTTCTTCCACCAAAACCAACCCTTAACACCTGCTTGCTGGCATTCTTGATACCAGTCTGGCTGTGCATAAGTTTTACGATCATCAATACTCTTCATTGACGAACAACCAGAAATAACTGTTGCCATCAAACCAATTGCTAGTGCCTTTTTCATAAAAACCTTTCTGTGTGTGAATTAATACAGTACAAGTATAGCACCATGGCCGACCAAAGTCAACCATGGTGTTTACCAAATTACTTGAAGAAGATCAAAGCCATTAACACTGCTTGAATAATGAATCCAAATCCAATTGTGACAATGTTTAACATGTCTTTCTGGATAGTGGCTTTGACAAACAACAAGGTTAATCCTGTCCAAACCAACAGCACCAAATCTACACCCGGTAATCTGTCTGTGAGCCCTGCCATCACTGCTAGTAGACTAGGTATTGTTGAGGCATGCAATACTATTACCGCTAACCATCCAAATGTTTCTGCCGAAATCACAGAAATTTTAGTTTGGATAAATTCTTTCAGTTGATTGATATTTGTCATCATAGTTTAGCTTCCTTTGCTCGATAAAAAACGTGTTGACCTATTTGTCCAATTTTTGGTAAATTCCATCTTGGGTTAACGTAGGTGGCATGATAATACAAAGCATCTTTGAGAACAGACAATCTAAATCCTTCCAAAAGAACTTTCTTGGCGACTTCATAACTTTCATTGTAGGCTTCCTTGTTTATGGGACGATTTTTATGTGTGGAATCGCAATACCATGAGAACTGGCATACAACTCTTTCCATAACAATATTTTTTTGGTATACGACTCCGCAGACGTCCTTGCCAAATACACCGGCTTGTACACGGTTCAGTGTAACCTGAGCCACTGCTACCTTACCTTCGAACGGCTCATAACCTGCTTCGCGATAAATGTTGATGGCTAAACAATCTAACTGTTGCTCTCGAGTTTTGATGGATATCACATCTTGACTATAATATCCATTTTTCTCTTTGAGACCTAAAAATTTAGTAGCGGTCAAAGTTTGAACCAGCACGACTACTAGAATAAATCCTACGATGTAGGATATAATACGAATTGACTTTTCCATAAGTCCTCCTTTCATTTAGTGTGCGATGTTTTGCACAATACATTAAGGGAGTTAACTTCACGAGGCTCTGAAAGAACCCTACTTTCGTGTAGTTGTCTCCATTGGACGCACAAGCTCATAATATTGTGTGCCTTTGGCGACCCTTGGCTTCCCGAAAATACGGGTTTCTCATTGGCCAAGACCCGCGGAACCGTTTCAGCTTTTGACATACTTTGGTTCTACTATCTCAGTTTCTTTGCGAAACGTTTAATATATAGTCGATATTTTGGATTCATAGTCTTATACTGGTGATTATCGACGCATTTTGGAGATATCTTGTGCTTCTTCATCTGAAAACACAGGCACTGCATTACTCTTATGCATAGTGGCGATTCCCTTGACTTTGGTTCCGGTATAAACAGGACTAGGCTTCAACAATGCATTGCCACCGGTGTCGACACTTTTAATGTGTGCGGTAGTGTTTCTTCCTTCGGGAATGGTAAGGCTGTAAGATCCCTTAAGGGGAGCCGCAGCCAATCCAGATCTACGTTTTTTATCTTCAGCCTCGACGGCCCAACGCTTCTGTAGTTCTTTCCACGATTCGTCCAATTCTCTAGCCTTTCTTGCGTGTTCAGCTGATGCAAACTTTTGCTTGCCTTTGCGCTTGCCTGTGGTTGTTAACCAAGGACCTTCTAAATGCATTGTCAAAAGAAACCTCCAAACTTGTTAAACTATACTACTAGTATAACAGAAAGTTTGGAGGTTGTCAACTGGCTAGTGTTCAAATTATTTGGTTTGATCAGCTATGGCCTTGTAGCCTGCCCAACTAGGATGAATTCCGTCACGTTGTAGATTTTTGATAGGCAATACTGTATCACCATACTTGCCAGCAATTTCTCTAACCAATCCTTGTATCCATTGAATGTTAACTTCGCTGGCTTTTAGGTTGCCCGCAGGCAATATCCAAAATACTCGTTGAGCCTTGACCTTCTCCCGCATCTTTAGCAGTTCTGCTTCAGTGTTGATATACTTGTGATCATTGCTACCTAAACTGATAATCACTGTGCCTGCGGTGAGATCATTTTTCAAATAATCTCTATTCCATTGTTTAGTGTTCCATCCGCCCTTAGCGTATGCAACACACTCCTTACGAACTTGATGTGTACCAACTGCAATACTATCACCTAAGATCAAACATTCCAACATATTGGTCTCCGTAAAAAAACAACCATTGCATAACTATACAATGGTTGTTTAGTTTTGTCAAGTTCAAATTAACTGTTTAGCACTTTCGCCACACTGTTCATAACACTAGCGATACGTCCAATGTCACGAAGTTGTTCTACAGCATAGCCTTCTTGCTTGAGTGTTTCGTAATGTGCCTTAACACAGAAGTGACACTTGCCCACAATGCTTGCGGCCAAACTAAATGCTTCAAAATTTGACTTGGTAGTTCCACCGTGACTAGCAATGGCATTCATTCTCAACTGTGCTGGCAGGCCTTTTAGAGCAGGATCATCAGCCATTTCAACGTAGGGATACCATATATTGTTCTGTGCCATAATACTTGCGGCTGTCATTGCGGACTCTGCATGAACAGGGCCATCTGCTAACAAGATGCTCAGGACTTTTCCGTTACCAGTTGCAGCCAGTGCGGCCACAGCACAACCCATAGCCACATCTGCATCTAGTGTGCTACGCACAAGAACAGCATCAAGATTTAACTTGGTGTCCTTGGCGTAGTCTGGCAACGCACCTTTAATTGCGTCAATAAATGCCATTATAATGTCTCGCCGCCAACTGTACGGTTACAAGCACATAGTTCGCCGGTTTGCAATGCGTCAAGAACTCGCAGAGTTTCTTCTGGACTACGACCAACATTCAAGTTGTTAACTGTGACATGCTGAATTGTATTCTCTGGATCAACGATGAATGTGGCACGAAGTGCGGCACCTGCTGGAGCATAGAATACACCAAGCTGTTCAATTAGGCTTACGCTACCACGCTCTTCACCGGGTTGATGACGAGCAGTATCAGCAAACTGGTGATGTGTGATCTTACGCAAGTCATCGTGGCTCTTTTGCCATGCCACTTTGCAGAACTCATTGTCTGTGCTGCCTGTTAACAAGACTGCATCACGATCAGCAAAGTCACCTGCTAACTTGTCGTAGGCTACGATTTCTGTAGGGCATACAAATGTAAAGTCCTTTGGATAGTAAACGATTACTTTCCATTTGCCTTCAAATGACTTTTCTGTAATTGTATAGAAAGCATCTTCTGGTTGTCCTGGCTTGACGCCTGTTACTGCGAATGCTGTTAATTTATCACCAACTGTTTTCATATCTTCTCCTTGTGTGTGTTTGAAAACTAATAACTCAGTGTTTGTACTGATGTTATATTGTACTATTATATATCCTATAAAGCAAGCATTTTAATAGATTTTGCCTATAATTATTTCAATAACGCTAATAGAAAAAATTAATAATAGAAAAGGCCCCAAAGGGCCTTTTTTATCTAGCATCAAAAATTAAAATTTTCGAGTATAATTAAATGCCAAATTGTTTTGATTGGTGTCGCCGCGAACTTGATCGTATCTAACACCTACAGCATCTTGCTTTGTTAATGCGTAGCTCATGCCAAGTCTCCATGTGTTGGTTGTATCGGCGAATGCAGATGAATCAAATGCAGTTCTATATCGATATCCTAGACGGGCAGTTAGCCCAGTATTTCCCAGTGGAGCAGTGACCCCTGGCTCAACTGAATAATATGGGTAGTTAGTGGTAGTTGTAAATTTTTCACCAACTCCTAATCTCATGTATGGGTTAAACATCCCAATTGTTGTTCTACCGGTTACACTTCCTTCTATTCTACTATTACTCACAGCACCTGTTGAGTCTCTTGCACCAAAATTCGATGTGATTGCTGCGGAAAAGTTTTTATTGATATTCTCAGAAACAGAAAGCAAATACAGTGAACTATTAGCGGTTCCCTTTACACCCGTCTGATCTTGATATTCGACCGTTGCCGACGCGGCATAAACAGAACCGCTAATTACCATTGATAAGATCGCTAAGATTTTTTTCATTTTTTATTTTCCTTTAAAAATATAACATATGTCATATAGATAGTATATAGTATTTCTACGAAGAGGTCAATAAAAAAGCGGCTACGAATAGCCGCTTTTGGTAGTTTTGTTTACAAGGTATTTCCTACCCCGGACCGCTGTTTTTTAGGCAGCAAGAGCAAATCTGCTTTCATTAGCAGCACCGCGAACGGTGTTACCAGTGAAGCTCATTGCGCTGAAGTCAAATGTATCTGCGTTTGCATTTACGAGTTTTGCTTGATTAACGGTCATCGCCTACCGTGTTGCCGTCTCTATTATCTCACCCTGTCGAAACCATGGCAGGCCCATTATTAAGTACACTCAGCTTTCGCCTTGCTTCCAGAATACTCGGATCGGAGTATACTTAATGGTGGACCTGGCGGGAGTCGAACCCGCGTCCAGAATGCCTTCACTTTGAAGGGATTACAACAATTTCTTACATGAAAACATGTATCAACACAAACATAACAATTAAAACTGCTACAATGAATTGATACGCTTTCATATCATTACGCAGGCTGAATATTGCTAGCCTGTTGTCCTTTTTGACCCTGAGTTACTTCGAAACTTACACTCTGTCCTTCTTGTAAGCTCTTGAAGCCACTCGAATTAATCTGTGAGAAGTGTGCAAATAAATCTGCGCCGCCGTCATCTGGTGTAATAAAGCCAAAACCTTTGGCGTCGTTAAACCATTTTACTTTTCCTGTTACCATTTTACTTTCTTTCCTTGTGTTAAAAATGTTTATCTGTGTGTGTTGTTATTTAAGCCAACCTATGCGTTTTCCCGCAGCTATTCGGCGATCATATTCCTCGACTGAACTAGGAAATCTCCATGCCCAAACTGCCACGCACAACATAAACAGTGCTGTATATATTATACCACGAACTGGCACTAAAGTCAACCACATGATCACCAAACTAGTTGACATCATGAACAGCATGAAGTATTTCATTTTCTGCGGGAACACCCTCTTGGTATTCCAATTTGTGAGAAATGGTCCAAACAACTTATGATTATAGATCCAACGGTGCATGCGCTCTGAACCCTTTGAGAAACAATAGGCCGCAAATACCACAAATATACTGTAGGGTATGCCAGGAGTTATGACTCCTATGTAGGCCATACCTAGACTTAGAAAACCTAACGTGTTCCAAAATAATTTTTTCATGTTATGCTGCCACCACTCTGTTAGGTACCGCAGCCACTATGATGTCTTTATGCAGGTTTGGAGTGAATTTTCCTCCGGCTGCACCATTTAGCGTGGCCAATATGTTTTGCGGTTTGGCCTTTCTTATATTTGAACCACCGCTTGGCAATCCGGGAATTGCGTAGCTAATATGTATCCAAACAGTTTTGCCTGGTAGATATTCCAACAGCAGTTGATCATAGGGTATGTTCTTGTTGATCCACTGTGCTATTTCAAAATAGTCATGCGCTCCTACTCCTCGAAACTGCAGATCTGCTGCCTGGCCAGTGCCGTGTTGTCCACCACCGATACTAGCACCGTGTCTATAAGTGTTAGTGATTAACATACTAGGATACTTGGCCTTGATAGGCTCTATGACATTCAATGCCAGTCCTGCGAGATTGTTGACCACTGCCTGCGGACCTGATACCAAAGGTGAATGTTCTGCCAACTGTGCTATGGTTCTAGGAAAGGTTACATTTTTAATCATTTGGCCAAGAGTAGTGCCATTCGGAGTAAGCACAGTACCAAATGTAATATCACCCGAGACTGCGGCGGTGGGTCTATCTGCTGGTCTGTCTTTACTGGCTGCTACTCCTTCAGTTTTTGGAGTGGGTGTTGTAGTTAGTTCTTTGTGTTCAGCAGCAGTAATGCGACCTTCTGCAAGAAATCTATCAGCTTCTGCTTTGCCTGCGGTATTGTCATCATCACCTTCTACGTTTTTGATAGCTGCAGTCACTGTGACTTTTGGTACTGCCGCAGCGGCAAATGTTCCCGGAGTAGATGATGCGTTATACAACGCAATTACCTGACCATTAGCATATACATTAGCTGAATCATATACTGGTTCTACACGCCCGTCTGCCCCAAATCTCAAACCTACAATAGAATTGAAATTATGTTGGTGTGGTACTAGATTTGGGCCGCCAACGGTTGACGAATCAGCGTTGACTGGAGCGATTGTTGGAGTAGTCATACTACTATTTAAGCCAACGCGATACCTGTGGTACTCTGTACAAACTGCTTGGCAAAGTTTTCGTCAGTGGCTTCTGCCACAGTCACTGTGGTTTTTGCCAGTTTGACTTCCTTGTCGGGATGCACAGTAAACAGATAGGGCATGAGTCCCGGGCCACG